CGTCCGATAACGTGTTAATCCCAAAAGTTTCTCCCGTGGCATCTTGATAAGCGTCTAAAGCCTTGTCGATAGCTTCACGCCACTCTGGACGGTTTAAACAGTTCTCAATCTCCCAATTGTATATGAGGTTAAAGGAACCGGCCGCCCAATGCGCTTGCTGTAGATCAGCGACTAGGCTTTTTACGTCGTTATATTCGTTATCCTCCATCACGTCGCAGATGTGGGATTGAATAGGGCACTGGTCTTCATTGCGTAGTCCTAACGCCTCAAAAACAAGTTCAGCCTTTATACTGGTCATGTCTTAGTTTCCTTGTCTTAGGGTTAAACAGCGCAAGCGAGTGACAACAAGCCAAACGCACCAAAGCCTATAAGTGTGTAAATTATAAGAGTGTCTAAAAGTTTAGGCATGTTCTATAGTCCTTAAAGCGTTGCCAAGCCAAAAACGGCAAATAAACCCATACAAAGAAGTACGGGAACAAAAACTATTTCAATATAAGTCATCATTTTCTTTTCCTTAGTTAGTTGGTCACTTGCAAAGCCAGACGCCTAGTTTTGCCTTCTGGAGAGAGACAAAGAGAACGCCTAGCCATGTAAGTGACCGTTGCTGTGAGTCCTTTATGGCATGGTTTAGCAACTCAGCAAAGCAAAAAAGGCATGCGTGCAAGGAATAATGGCATTGCGTAGTTGGATAAAATCCGAAAGAACAAACGTGAACATCGGCTCTGGCGGTTTTTATGGGTTACCATACCCAAAACAGGCTAAACCCGCTCAGTGACCGTTTAAACCAGCCTAGCGTGGATTTCTACTTGTACGATAGCCAGGATCAGGACTCTCGCTTAATGGTAGCACCTAGCAGCAGGATTCCCAGATTAACCTATAGTAGAGCTTAGACCAGGACTCTCGCTTAGTGGTAGAGTACCGGGTTTCAACCTAACATAGAAAGACTAAGCTTGAGAGGTGTGGTGGTAGCTATGCAAAAATGCATTAAGCCATGCACTCAAAAGATATCTATATTTGCGTAGTTAGCTAAGGCAAATATTCATATCGGATTTTAGCTATATGGGTTGACTCGACTAGGGGGTTTATGGTATGATTCACACTTTTATAAAATCTGTACTAAATCTTGTAGGTATTTGTACTAAGTATTCTTGCACCAATAACCTTACGTATTTGAGGTAACTTTGTATGCACCTATAACCTTACGTATTTAACATAAATATCTATGCACCTAAAACCTAAAGTATTTGATATAAATGTGACTGTACTCATAAGTTGCATCAAATATGTACTAACTTTGTCACTAATACTTTAGGTATTTGAACTAAACCTGACCTCCCCCCGTGGGAAAATGACCCCCTCGTGGGAAAATGAGCCTTAGACCCCCGTGGGAAAATGAGACCCCCGAGGGAAAATGGGAGAACCGAGTGCCAAAGGTTAACACAATATCCATCGGAGGAATCACTCTCTAACAAGGAGACACAACCAGTAAGTTGATAGGTATTGACTACACCCCGGTAGTTCTTATATCAATAGTGTATCACGCAACTCAGCATCACAGGAGAAAGATATGACTGACGTGCTTAACAAGATTCTCGACCTCAAGCAGGGCATCGTAGACGTAGAGTTTATGAAGAAGGATGGTACTGTCACCACCCGGAAGATGACTCTGAACTCCAGTATTGTGGCAGCGCTTAAGAAGTGGGACGAGCAGGAAACAGAGCTTAACCCTACACTGATTAAGGCATGGTCTATCACTGATGATGGGTGGCGTGCCATGAAACCTCACCTTATCCAGAAGTGGACCCCCCTACATAAAAGTACCCCCTCTTAAAAGCAGACCTACCCAAAAAGTAACCCCTACCCAAAAAGTAGCCCCCTATCTGAATATAGCCCCCTACCCAAAAAGTAGCCCCCTATAGAAAGAGTAGCCCCTATGGTCGAACTAGCCTTCATAGGCCTTACCGTTATCACCCTATCAATCTTACTTTTAGCTTGGAGATTCTAATGAACGCAGCACTACAAAGCCTAGCCCCCCGTATCGAAGCCCAGATCAAAGAACTGGAGCAACGCCTAGCCAACTGGTCCGGTCCTAAGAATACCTTAGACTATGCCTGTACTAAGCTGAACCTACAGACTGCCAAGGAACTATACGAGGAAGCTAAGAATGGCTAAGGACTTCCTAGATACCCCCCTATCCATTAACGATACTGTAGTGGGGATTTATCAAGCCTCAATACGGTTGCCGCATAAAGGGTCTAGTGCTTACAGAACCCTCAAGCCTGTGTTAGCACTAGGCAAGATACTGGAGGTGGGGGAAAGCCCCAAGGCTACAGTATTCTGGTACGAGGATGAGAGAACCTCTACCATCACCACCAAACGACTGGTTAAATACGGAGAATAATATGTCTGATGTACGTGATAAACTGATTGAGATTCGTGACTGTCTGGATGCAGCACAGGATGAGGTCCACGCCATGCTACAAGACGAGGAGAGCAAGACTTGGCAGAGTAGGGCTACCTATGATAGACTTAAGAATGATGTCTCAGATGCATCACTTAACATACGGGACTTGGAGATATTCATTGACGAGTTCTTTCAGGATAAAGGAAAGACATGGAATTAGAAGAGAAGATAAAGACCTGTCGGAAGTTAGCACGTAGCTTCCGGCGGTCAGACCTGTATGAAGACCTTGTATCAGAAGGCCTACTGGCAATGTTGGAGACGGAGGATCGGGGTAATAACCACCCCGAGACTCTTAGGATGGATGCTAGGCTGGCCATGCAAAACCACATAAGCCTGAGACAAAGCCCCCTATCCATTCCCACTACCAGACATACAAGACGTAACGCTAATGCCCTTAGAAAGGGCGTAGAGGGGCCTGTAGAGGATATGGCCCCCAAGACCTATAAAAGCCTTAAAGACGCTCTAGAAGGCTCTACAGAGCTTATAGAGGGTAATCAGTCTATCTACGAAGACAGTACTGAATCATATTTATGGGTTCAACAAGTCCAAAACAGTATGAAGAATGTACTGTCAGAACGTGACTATCAAATCTTTCTTATGCGGTATGGGGAAACAGACCTGACCCTAAAAGAGATAGGTCAACTATATGGTATAACTAAACAGATGGTGTGGTCTATTTGCAACAGGATTGAGAAAAAGTTAAAGGCAAACCACAAAACTGATTTTTAGACCATTGACCACCTTAAAAAAAGGATCCTATACCATACTATAGTTTAAACTTAAGTTTCAAGGACACAACATGACAGAGATAATCCACCAACCTTGTCCTCACCCACAGTGTAGTAGTTCTGATGCGTTTTATTACAATACTGACAAGAAGGTAGGGTTTTGTCCAAGTTGCAATAATCCTTACCCTGCTAAAGGTGTACGGTACAGTAACGAGACATTAAGTAAGTTTCCTCTTAAGAGTAGTGAAAAGGATAGTGAGTTGAGTTTTGTCCCAAAAGACATAAAAGAACATAGTTATAGTGGTTTTGTGGCTATGAGGGGTATTACCTCACAGACTATGGAACATTACGGTGTCAAGACTTACTCAGACAGGGACGGACCGATTAAGCAAGAATACCCTTATCCGGGGGGTGGCAAGAAGATTAGATATTTTCCGAAAGCCTTTAGTGCTGAAGGTCTAAGACAAGACGAACTGTTTGGTATGAACTTATGGTCAATGAATAATGCTAAAAGTGTCACGGTCACAGAAGGTGAACTAGACGCTATGTCAGCCTACCAGATGCTTAAGGGAAGCTATATTACCCCTGTGGTTTCATTCCCTACAGCCACCCCCTCAAAAGGATTGTGGGAAAAATGTAAGGACTGGCTAGACAGTTACGAACGGATTGTTTTGTCTGTAGACAATGACGAACCGGGAAATGCTTTAGCTGCTAAGATGGCTAACCTTTTTCCTAATAAGGTATATCGAGTTAATCACGGCACCTTTAAGGACGCTAATGAGTTTTTGGTGGCTGGTCAGATGCAAGCCTACAAGAATGCTTGGTATGGTGCTAAGAAGTTTATTCCTGAGAACATCCTTAATACTCCAGACCAGTTCCTAAGTTTGTATCGAGACACGCCTGAGCATGAATATGTACCGACTGGGATACAAGCCCTAGACGATAAGATTATGGGGCTGATGCAGGGACACTTCACTGTCATTAAGGCACAGACGGGTATTGGTAAGACTGAGGTGATGAGGTTCCTAGAATACAACCTCCTACAGAAGGGTGTACCCTTTGCTACATGGCACCTAGAGGAGACTAAGTTACGTAGTCTGCTTGGTTTGGTGACATACCATACTGGTGTCAATTATACCCGTCGAGATTTGATTGACGAGGAAGAGGTGGGGCCTGAGATTGAAAGGGCGATTGTAGACCTGACTAAAGATGAGAACTTCTACCAGTTCTACCTTCCCGATGGTCAAGGGACTGATGAGCTTATCGACCAGATTAGGTTCTTCCGAGAGGCTTGTGGTTGTCAGTTTGTGTTCTTTGAGCCTATTCAGGATGTAGTAGCAGGGCTTACAGAAGAGGGTAAGGAACAGATACTCGCTGACCTATCAGTCCGACTGTCTAAGCTGTCTGCTGAACTTAATGTAGGGATTGTCACTATTGCTCACACCAATGAGAATGGTGACCCTAAATACTGTAAGATGATTGGGCAGAGAGCTTCTGTTATTATTGACCTTAGCCGGGACAAAGAGGCTGAGGACTATGACGAGAGGAACACAACCTACCTTACGGTACAGAAGAATCGCCCTTGCTCTGAAGAGGGTAGGGCTGGTAGACTACGCTTTGACCCATCCACCTTTATCTTGCAGGAGATTTTGTAAATGAAGAAGAAGCTTTTGCAACGGATCGAGCACCAGTGTGAGCAACTTGGAGTCGAAGAGCACGTTTTTCTTCGCTGGACTAACCCAGAAGGTTGGCGCAGAAACCATATGGAAACCGTTCACCCAAGAGCTTCAGATGAGACCTTTGGTTGGGCAGTCTCCCGTTCTCCTTTAGGGCGTGGAATATCAAAGATTGAAAGTAGGGCAGGAGAAATCTATGTAGACCTCTCCCTAACAAAGGCGAATAGAGCCATGAGAAAGGCCCTACTCCCCTCCGAAAGAGGGGGTGTTGTCAAGACAAGTGTCTTTCGATTGGCAAGTGAACTTGAGGAATCTGGGACATGGGTTTGGCTGGTAACTACTTACGTTGATACAGACCCTGAAGTGCTTAAGCAGGAAGGCTTTAAAGAATTAGAGGCTCGTAAAAACAAGAGGAAGTCGCTGCCGGAAGGGTTCGGGGTTTATCTTATGAGGTTCTCTGAGGTCAGTAACCTACGAAAAATAGGCAGGACAAAGTCTCTTAGGAACCGTATGTATGATTTATACAATTATCACAGCAAGCAAAACTACCAATATTTTGGTGAGCCGTTTCTCGACAGGTGGATACCCTTGGAAAATAAGGGCCAGTGCATTTCTCTTGAGTCAACTCTACATGAATTTTTCTCTCCAAAAAGGCTGAAGAATTGTAACTCAACCGAGATATTTTATTGGGAAGATGGTGACACAGAAGCTTTGTTGAGTAAGGTGCAACAACACGCCCACCTTTGGGGCTGGGATATAGGACAAATAGCGTGACAGTATTTGACATTGAAGCTGACAACCTCCTTGAGGATGCCACCAAGATTCATGTAGTGGCTTGGATGGACAACGGGGAAATGCACTGGACCCACAACTACGATGTCATGCGCAGGTTCTTCACTGAGGCCGAGGTCTTGGTGGGTCACAACATTATCCGGTATGATATCCCCCTCGTAGAAAAGCTGCTCGGTATCGAAGTGAAGGCCAAGCTGGTAGATACCTTAGCTCTGTCTTGGTATCTCAACCACGACAGACCCCGACATGGGTTGGAAGGCTATGGGGAACAGTATGGTGTCCCTAAGCCCAAGATTGACGATTGGAACAACTTAACACCAGAGGAGTACCGACACCGATGCGAAGAAGACGTGAAGATCAACGTAAGGCTCTACAAAGAGCTAACAAGCCAGCTACAGTGGCTCTACAAAGACGAAACGGAGCGGGACAGGTTCGTACAGTACTTGTCGTTCAAGATGGACTGCGCTCGTCAGCAGGAGGCTCTGAAATGGAAGCTGGACGTGGCAAAGGCTCAATCTCATTACGACGAACTCTTGCGGCTCAAAGACGAAAAAACAGAGCAACTCGCAGAAGCTATGCCGAGGAATAAGGTCTACAAGAAGGTAGAGAAGCCTAAGCGCCCAACCAAGGCTGATGGTAGCCTTACAGTGTACGGAGAGCGGTGGTACGCCTTGCTAAGGGCAGGAGGACACCCCCCTACCACTGAGGAGCCTATACAGGTCTTAGACAAGGAAGAGAGGGCTAACCCTAGCTCTCACTCTCAGATCAAGGAATGGTTACGTAGTCTAGGGTGGGAACCTGCCACTTGGGACTACAAGCGTACCCCAGATGGTAGGGAGAAGATGATAGAACAGGTTAGGGATGGCTCTGAGCTTTGTGATAGTGTCAAGCTTTTGATAGACCGTCACCCTGCTGTAGGGCTGTTAGACGGACTGTCTGTCATTAACCACCGTCTCAGTGTGTTTAAGGGCTTCCTTGAGTGTCACAGGGATGGGTGGCTGAAGGCAGAGATTGCAGGGTTCACTAACACCCTACGGTTCAAACATGCCAAGCCTCTGGTAAACCTCCCCGGTGTAGATAAGCCTTGGGGTAAGGAGATTCGGGGGTGCCTGACTGCACCTGAAGGCTACACTCTTTGTGGTGCCGACATGACCTCTTTAGAGGACACAACCAAGCGACACTACATGCAGCCTCTGGACCCTGACTATGTAGCAGAAATGAGTAGAGAGGGCTTTGACCCGCACCTTGACTTGGCTAAACATGCTGGGGCTATCACTCAGGCTGACATAGACAAGCACAATTTGGGTGAGGTAAACCTGAAGGCCCTGCGTAAGAACTACAAGGTGGTGAACTACTCAGCCACCTATGGTGTAGGAGCTACTAAACTCAGCAGGACTACTGGTCTGTCTGTCAAAGAGGCTAAGAAGCTGCTGGACGCCTTCTGGGACCGTAACTGGGCTATCACCAAGCTAGTTGGTGGTATGGAGCCTAGAGACAAGGAAGGTAAGACATGGCTACGGAACCCGGTCAGTGGGTTCTATCACAGTCTGCGTAGCGACAAAGACAAGTTCTCTACGCTCAATCAGTCTACAGGGGTCTACTGCTTTGACAGTTGGGTAGCACTCTGTAGGAAGAACGGGGTTAAGACCATAGGTCAGTTCCATGATGAGATTATCGCTCTGGTAACCAAGGGGGATGAGCAACACACCCAACAGGTTATGGAACAGGCTATCGAAACTCTTAATAACCAACTTAACCTTAACGTGCCTCTGGGTATTGATGCCCAGTTTGGGCAAAATTATTCAGAAATTCACTAGCATAGGTTTACTTTTTACTCAAAAGGATCCTATACTATAGTACCAGCCGAAAAAGGAGTACCCGACAATGGCTAAATACACGATGGATATGGTTCTGGAATACGCTAAAGTCTTCCCTGAGAACGCAGATATGGGGAACCCAGAAGGTAACCGTATCTCCCAAGCCATCTACGAGAAGGGTGGGCAGTACATCGTCAATGCTTACTTTACTTCTCAGGACCAGATCGACCAGTTACTTGCTGAAGGTCTGCAAGAAGAGATTCTTGGCAATCCTCGTATTCTTGATGGTAACGCAGAGCTTGGCATTGGTAAGTATGTCAAGATGAAGCGTCTTATCAACAATGTTATCAGCTTTACTGACAAGAAGACTGGTAAATCTAAGGAGGTAGACTATGGCGGAGCGCCTGTCATTGTAGACCTCACTAAGGGTATGGACAATAAGCGTCCTTGGTCCTTTGAAGAGGATGGTGAGCTTGGTAATGGCACCGAAGCTAAGGTTAACTTTGAGACCTACTCTAATGGGGCAGGTATCCGGTTAGTTGCTGTTGGTGTGACCAAGCACAAAGTCTGGGAAAAGCAGGAGTTGGATGACTCCGAAGATTGGATGAAGGTAGCCTAATGGATATCAGTCTCACTGCACGTCAGTTTAAGGATGTAGATGGGGTCAGTCAGACCCTTAGTCTCGATCAGGAGGAAGTAGGGGAGCATCTGTCTGATGTTCTCCGGGTCTTCTTGGAGTTTCTTGTAGCAATGGGTTTCTCCTACGTGGAGGTACTCAAGGCTGTTAAGCGTAGCGGGGGTCATGTCTCTTCTGATGACCTTGGCTACTCTGTTGATTGGGGTGTCGAGTGAGACATATCACCAAGGTATTCATTGACGGGGACATTGTAGCATACCGAGTAGCTGCGGCTGCTGATTATGCTAATAACAACCCGGCAAAGTCTGATGTTTCTGTTGAAGAGGCTCAAAAGTCTGTTGACAGAATCATCGAGAACATTGTATATGAATGCCTTGCCTTCCCTACTAGGAATGACTACGAAGTCTTTCTGACCGGGAAGCAGAACTTCAGGTACGATATCGCTAAGGCTTACCCCTACAAAGGCAACCGCCAAGATAAGCCTAAACCACAATTCCTCCCCCTACTGCGTGAGCATATGCAGTCCAAGTGGGGCGCTATCGTATCTGAGGGTGAAGAGGCCGACGATCTAATCTCCAAGGCCGTTACACAGGAAGGCCCTACTTCTTGCGTAGCATCCATTGACAAGGACATGCTCCAGCTTAATTGCTGGCATTACAACTTTGTTAAGGACACTTGGACGTTTGTTGACGAGTTCGATGGCCTCTTCTTCTTCTATCAGCAAATACTGATGGGAGACAGTGCAGACAACATAGTTGGTCTTGAGGGGATTGGCCCCAAGACTGCTGAAAAGATGTTGGACCCATGCACTACGGAGAGAGAACTCTATGATACCTGTGTCAAAGCCTACGGTGGAGACGAAGAACGGGTTATAGAGAATGGTAGACTACTCTGGTTGCGTAGGGAGCCAGAGGAACTTTGGGAGCCTCCCTCCTGTGGGTAACCCGAAGTCTTCCAAGGCAAAGGGAAGGTTAGGACAGCAAGAAGTTAGGGACGCTATCCTTAAGACCTTCCCTCGCCTAAAGCCTGATGATGTCAGGTCCACTGCTATGGGTCAGAACGGTGAAGACATACAGTTGTCTCCCTTGGCCCGGAAACATTTACCCGTATCAATCGAAGTTAAGAGACGCAAAGACTTTGCTACACTCTACCAGTACGTAGATCAGGCGAAACAAGATGGTAGATATGAACCTGTAGTCTTCTTACGAGGAGACCGTAAGCCTTGGTTGTGTGTTGTTAGTATGGAGCATTATTTAGAGCTATGTCAGAAGAAGAAGTAACCTACTACGTATTTGGCCTGATGGACCGAGAGTCCCAAGGTGGGTTTGTAGAGGTATGGAGTGGTAGCTACGACAGTTGTGTAGACTTCATTGCAGCACCTCAAGCACAGCTAGATATCGAAATGGGTGTGTATGACTCCTTTGTTATCTGGGATGAAGAAGACTTAGAGACTTTAGAGGGTATTATGGGGTATGAAGGGCAGACAATACATTAACTACCTCCTTAAGACTTACGGTCTTAGGCAGATACTAGACGACAGCAACATTACCGTAGTGGAAGCTCTGGAAATCCTAGAGGAGCTAGGGTTTATAGACTTAGAGCAGTACAAGGATGCAGATGATTAAACATGTTACCAAGCACGACCAAGTAGCAGCCTTTACGAAAGCTATGAACCAAGTCTATGACCAAGAGCCTGATGCAGAGACTGCTATGTTACGTCAGCGTCTCATAATGGAGGAGGCTAAAGAGGTCTCCCAAGAGTTATTTAGGCCAGTCATCAACAAAATAGCGCTGACTAAAGAGTTGGCTGACCTACTATATGTAGTACATGGAACAGCAGTAGCCTTTGGTCTACCACTAGATGTAGTGTTCAACCGGGTACATCAGTCAAACATGTCTAAGCTAGGTGACGATGGAAAGCCTATTTACCGGGACGATGGCAAAGTATTAAAAGGTCCGAATTACCAACCACCCAAGCTGGATGATTTATTTGATGTATCGGTATGATAAGAGACTTGTAGATAGGCTTACGAATTGGGAGACAGTCTACCCAGAGGACGAAGACAAGCCTGAAGGAAACCTCTACCTAGAGGCTGCTGAGAGGATTGTCGAGTTATCTAACGAACTAGAGGCACTCAGAGTAGATGAACAGTCAAAGGGCTATACACTAGACTACGATACAGATGGTTTGTGGCTGTTACAAGATCGGCATATTGTAAGTCACGTTCCTCAAGCAATGTTTGATACTCGTATACGACAAGTTATAAGACAGACAAAATCTCTAGATCAGTTAGCAAAAGCAGACCAAGAAGACGGTTTGCTGTAAGAATTGGAACAAGATTGATGAGTAACTACCTCCCCACCCCCTACCAACAGTTTATTGCCAAGTCCCGCTACGCTCGGTGGCTACAAGACGAGAACCGCCGGGAAGACTGGCCAGAGACCGTACAACGCTACATGGATGAGGTTGTAGGTCAGAGTGTCCCTGAAGAGACCAAACAGGAACTCTACGACAACATTGTGGGTCTTGGTGTTATGCCTTCTATGAGGGCTATGATGACTGCTGGTCCTGCCCTGCACCGTGACAACACCTCTGGTTACAACTGTAGTTACCTCCCGGTAGATGACCCTAAGTCCTTTGACGAGGCTATGTTTATTCTTTTGTGTGGCACTGGTGTAGGCTTCTCTGTAGAGCGTCAGTACATCCAAAAGCTACCAGATGTCCCTGATGAACTGTTTGACTCTGAGACGACTGTAGTGGTCAAGGATAGCAAGGAAGGGTGGGCTAAGGCATTCCGTCAAGTCCTGTCCCTGCTGTGGGCTGGTGAGGTTCCTAAGTGGGATGTCTCTAAGGTCCGTCCTGCTGGTGCTAGGCTTAAGACCTTTGGTGGTAGAGCGAGTGGCCCTGCCCCCCTAGTGGACCTGTTTAACTTTGCTGTAGCCACCTTTAAGAAGGCACAGGGACGTAAGCTGACATCTCTGGAGTGTCACGACCTGATGTGTAAGATTGGTCAGATTGTAGTGGTAGGTGGTGTACGTCGCTCAGCAATGATTAGTCTGTCTAACTTGTCTGATGACCGGATGCGTCATGCTAAGTCTGGCAACTGGTGGGACAACGAAGGTCAACGTGCTTTGGCTAACAACTCTGTGGCTTACACTGAGAAGCCAGATATCGAGTTGTTTATGAAGGAGTGGCTGGCTCTTATTGAATCTAAGTCTGGTGAGCGTGGTATCTTCAACCGGGTAGCATCCAAGACACAGGCAGCTAAGAACGGTCGTAGAGACCCGGAGTGGGAATTTGGTACAAATCCATGCTCGGAGATTATTTTGCGCCCGTACCAGTTCTGTAACCTTACTGAGGTTGTAGTACGAGCTACCGACACTGTGGAGACCCTAGAGCATAAGGTACGGTTGGCTACTATCCTTGGGACTATCCAGTCCACCTACACCCACTTCCCTTACCTTCGTAAGGTCTGGAAGACTAACACCGAAGAAGAACGGTTGCTTGGTGTGTCTCTTACCGGGATTATGGACAACCCGCTAATGACCAGTGATAACTCAGAACTGGAGAAAGTCCTTGAGCATTTACGATCTGTTGCTGTTGACACTAATATGGAATGGGCCAAGCGTCTTGGTATCCCTCAGTCTACTGCCATCACTTGTGTTAAACCGTCTGGGACAGTTTCTCAGCTTGTTGATTCTGCCAGCGGTATCCATGCTAGGCACTCTGAGTTCTACATCCGCACCGTAAGGGGTGACAACAAAGACCCTCTGACTGACTTTATGCGAGACCAAGGTATCCCCTGTGAGCCTTGTGTTATGAAGCCAGACAGTACTGTAGTCTTTAGCTTCCCTGTTAAAGCCCCGGCTGGTTATCATGTAGCAGTACGAGGCGATATGACAGCCGTAGAACAGCTTGAGACTTGGCTTACCTACCAACGTCATTGGTGTGAGCATAAGCCTTCTGTGACTATCTCAGTGCGTGATGAAGAGTGGCTAGAGGTTGGTGCCTTTGTGTACAAGTACTTTGACGAAATGTCTGGGGTGAGCTTCCTTCCTCACTCTGACCATACCTACCAACAAGCCCCCTACCAAGAGTGTACTGAGGAAGAGTATGAAGCTCTGGCAGCTATCATGCCAAAGTCTATTGATTGGGCTGGTCTGTCACTGTACGAAGCAGAGGACAACACCTCTGGAATGCAGACTATGGCTTGTAGTGCTGATTCCTGTGAGATTGTTGACATTACATGATTAACGATCCCTACGTTCTCCCCGAAGGAAATGTCCTCGTTAGTTTTAGCGGGGGCAGGACATCAGGGTACATGCTACACAAGATCGTAGAAAGGAACGGCACTCCTGACCGTATGAAGGTTGTCTTCACCAACACTGGAAGGGAGATGCCGGAAACCTACGACTTTGTGCAACGATGTAGTGAGGAGTTTGAAGTTCCTATCTCTTGGTTAGAATACACCCGACAGGAGAAGAAAGGAAAGCTACGACCAAGCGTCAAGGTAGTAAGCCACAACTCTGCCTCAAGGGATGGAGAGCCTTTTGACGCCTTAATTCAACACTCCGGGGGAGATTGGCTTCCAGACATCATGCGGCGCAAGTGTACTCAGGAATTGAAGGTCAAGACAATCAAAAGGTTTCTTGTATCCCAAGGCTGGAAGCAGTGGACAAATACCCTCGGCATTCGATGGGATGAGCAGCGGCGAATCAAGCAATCAAAAGATGTCCGGTTCTCTAACTGGTATCCTCTCGCAGATGCACAGGCGACTAAAAAGCATGTTGGTGCCTTTTGGAAGTCCGCTCCTTTTGATTTGGCCTTGCCTCTCGTAGATGACAAGACACCTTTGTCTAATTGTGACGGATGCTTCTTGAAGAGCGAGGCTCACCTTGCTTTTATGTGGGAGCAGTATCCTGAGAGGATGCAATGGTGGTCTGATAAAGAAGTTCAGACAGGTAAGGTCTTTCGCTTCAAGCAAGGCAGCTATGAAGGTATTCGACAAGCTAAGGAACAACAAATGACCTTGGGCCTAGACGAAGAGAGTTTCTTTTGTCAAGTTGACGGGGGAGAATGTACAGGTGATTAACGTCGTTCTAAAACATCACTGTGGTAGCGACCTCACTACGGTAAACTCGGCTCGGGTCTCCTTCGCTAAGGAGTCCGATGCCCTTTCTTCCAAGGATGAGAAGCTGATCCACTACCTAGCAGAGCATGAGCATACGTCCCCCTTCGGTCATGCCTTCGTGACCTTCAAGGTGGATGCTCCTGTCTTTGTAGCTCGACAACTGGTAAAGCACAAGTTTCTACGCTGGAACGAGGTGAGCCGAAGATACGTTGACGAAGAGCCTGACATCTATAGCCCTGACCTCTGGCGTACACGACCCGACAACAAAAAGCAGGGTTCAGGTGATGCCTTTGAGCGAGAACACCAACAGTTCCTGCAACAGCAGTATGTAGAAATCATGGATCGTGTGCTGTATATGTATGAGTATATGACCGCCTATGGTGTAGCACCAGAGCAAGCTCGTATGATGCTGCCACAGTCCATGATGACCTCTTGGTGGTGGTCTGGTAGCCTAGATGCCTTTGCAGATATGTGTAAGCTAAGACTTGGACCCGACAGTCAAGCAGAGACCAGAGAGGTAGCTATACAGATCGCAGAGTATATGACTGACCTATTCCCTGTATCTTGGAAAGCCCTAATGGAGAATGCTTGATGGCTTGGACAATCATCACTCAACCCAACTGCCCTGCCTGTCAGAAAGCCAAGGAGACTTTAGAGGTCTATGACCGACAGTATCAACAGTACGATATAACAGAATATAAACACAAGTTCATTCGG